GTCGTACGACAACGCAGGCCAATGCAGCATCCGGTGCGTTCGGCAGGCTAGGCGCACTCAGTAAATCAATTGGCAGCGGCCTTGGCGCACTGGTCCCCGCGGCAACCATTGCCGGCCTTGGCGCGCTAGCCAAGCGATCTATTGATGCTGCAGACAATCTGAACGATCTCAGTAAGCGCACTGGTGTTGGCGTTGAAAGCCTCAGCAGGTTTGGCGCTGCTGCTGCTGATAGCGGCACATCAGTGGATGAAGTAGCCAAGGCAATGAGCCGGCTTGCCCGTGGTGTTGTTGATCCGGCATCGCAAACCAGCAAGGCACTGCAGTCGATTGGCGTCAGCGCCACCGATGCCAACGGCAAGGTGCGCAGCCTGGATCAGATCATGCTCAGCGTGTCTGATGTATTTGCCAAGATGCCTGATGGCGCGCAGAAAACTGCGCTAGCCATGGAGATATTCGGCAAAGCCGGCGCCAACTTGATCCCGATGCTGAATGAAGGCAGCGCTGCATTGGGTCAATACTCAGCAACTATCGACACTGAGATGGCGCAGGCTGCCGATAAATTCAATGATTCAATTAATGCGATAGCCATTGCAGTTTCAGGGCCTTTCAATGAAGCGGTTACGGCATTGCTGCCACTGATTACAAGCGTTGCTCAGGGCATTGCTGGATTAGCAGAGGGATTCGCTGCATTGCCTGAACCATTGCAACAGCTCATTGCTGGTGTTGCTGCGCTTGCTGCAGCATTTGTCATCTTGGCCCCAGCCATTCAAGCGATTGCCACAGTGTGGGGCGCTTTGACTGCGGTCTTCGCTGGTGGCGCGATCTTTGCCACCATCTCTGGATACCTTGGTGCATTGGTACCCGCCCTGGCTGCTGTTGGCGTTGCATTCAAAGGATTGCTTGCGATTGTTGCTGGCGTGCTTTCTGGCCCAGTCGGCTGGATTGCTTTGCTAGTTGCTGCTGGCATTGCGATCTATGCTTTCCGTGATCAAATCGCAGTAGTCCTTAAAGCCATTGCTGCAGGATGGCAGATGGCGGGCAAGGCTTTTTATAGCCTTTATGTGGAGCCATTAATTAAATTCGGCAAAGTGCTTGTCACTAGCCTGACAGGTAGCTTCGCTCAGCTAGGCAAAGCACTCCAGGCGCCTTTCACAGGAGCAGTCAACGCAATCAAGTCAATCTTTAGAGGATTGCTGCAGTTCATCGCCAATGGCATCAATAACACTACGCGCACCATCAACGCCTTGATTGCCGGCTACAACCGCCTGCCTAGCGCCGACATCCCACTAATCCCGCAGGTGAGCGTGCCAGCCTTTGCTGCTGGTGGTGTGGTCAGTGGACCGACCTTAGCCATGGTTGGCGAAGGTGGCGAACGCGAATACATCGTGCCTGAATCCAAGATGGCAACGGCCGCGGCCAACTACCTTGGCGGGATGCGTGGCCGGTCAGTCATTCCTGCCTTCGCTGATGGTGGTGTGGTTGGCCCAATGGGCGGTGGCGGTGCGGCGAACACCACCGTGCAGATCACCACTGGCCCGGTGCTGCAACAAGATGGCCAGCGCTACGTCACGATCGGCGATCTTGAACGTGCGCTGTCTGATTTTGGCACGCAGATCTTTAAGAACAGCCGATCCTATGGCGGCCGTCGCTATCAGGGTGCTTACTGATGAGCAATAGAGCCCAGAGCCAATACCTGCGCATCTTCGATGCCACCACCACCTATGCGCGGTGGCAGGCCTATTACGTGAATCAGACCGTCACGCTCGACAGCGCAAGCTGGTCTTATCTGCCATTCAATGCGAATGGCATCGTGGAATCTGGTGCCAGCGGTGGCAAGTCTGTTACGGTCACTGTGCCAGCCACCAATAGTGTGGTGGAAGCATTCAACCTAGCCTTGAGTTACGGCCGCTTCTGCGAGCTAAAGGTCTATGAGTTCGATAGCCGCCTTGATCAGACCGCACCACAAGCAAGCCAGCAGTTAATCGCCAGCTACACCGCTGAGGTGGTCGGCATTTCTGGCACGTTCACCAGGCTTGAAATCGAGCTCGGCAGTAGCCTGTCACCAGTTGGCGCGCAAGTGCCGCCGCGTAAGTTCACCAGCTACCTGATCGGTGTGCCGCTTCGGATATGACGCTGAACATCTCTGATCCATTGGCACTGCTGGCTTACCAGAGCGGATTGTCTGATCCTGTTCTGAATGAAGCTGCAGCAGAGGCAGCAGATGATCTCACGGCGCAACAGGTGGCATACAAGATCGGCGATCCGGTGCCGATCGTGTTCTGCCGTCGCGTCAGCAATGTTGGCGGCATCTTGGTAAGCCCTGGTGCAACTGAGGCGAGATACCAAAACGATGGCACGACCAATGCGCTAACGGTCAGCTTGCACCTTGTGCTGAGCGAAGGTCAGCTACCAACGATTCCGGTCAAAGATGTCTTTGCTGGGCCATGCCGTCAAGGCACATGGAATCAAACCTATGATCGCCGAGCAGGCACGTGGTTCCCTGGCAACTTCGTCACCACAGTCGTAGACACAACGCCGTGGTCATGCCCCTACTACTGCGGCACGTCAGGGCGCTACGCCAACATGACGACGCTCAGCTATGTGAACACATTCCCGGATGGCAGCGACCGATGGGAGCAACAGGTGCATGTGTTCGTGCGCGAGGGGATGCAGGTCACGCGCATTATTGACAGCACGCTTGGCCCCAGCAATAACGTGATCGATCTGGCCCTGTATCTGATGAACCAATCAGGCCGGATCCCTTCCACGTTGATCGATAGCACCAAGATGCTGGCCGCGGCTAACTTCTGCCAGACCAATGGGTTGCTCTACAACGGAGTATTCAAGGAAAGCAGCAACCTAGACGAATGGCTTGAACAGATTGGGAATGATTTCCTGCTGCGCCTGATCGAATCAAACGGCAAGTTCGGATTCAAGCCACGGCTACCTGTGAACGGTGATCACACGATCAAGACCACAGCGATCGGATGGGACTTCACGTTCACAGAGGATCATCTGCTGCAGGATGGTTTTGAGATCGAATATGTCTCCTTGGCTGACCGCCAGCCAATCTGCCTGCAGATGATGTGGCGGCAGCAGCCAGACTCTGATATCGGCTTCCCCCGCACCACTGAAGTGCGCTACACCGGCGAGGCAACGGCTGGCCCATTCGAGCAATACGATCTCAGCCAGTTCTGCGCTAGTGAAACTCATGCCGTGAAGGTCGGCGCGTTTCGGCTGGCGCGACGCAAATACATCACGCATACGCTGCGGCTAAACGTAAGGCCAAGCAGCTACAACAGCACGCTTGAACTGGGCGATATCGTTCGCGTCCGATTGCGCCGTGAGACTGCAACAACAGCACTCGGCTACCACGATTTTCTTTATGAAGTGGAGCGGATTGAGAAGACGGCTAGCGGCGCCTGCGTTTTTGATTTGACCCACTTCCCAATCGATAGCCAAGGGCGCAGCTTGGTAGCGCTTGAAGTTGCGGCAGCAACAGCGCCTGGATTCACGATCTCGGCAGGCCGCAGCGACTATGCCTGTGATGAAAACTCATCATCAGACAACACCGGGCTAGGCGGCGGTGGTATCAACTATCCAGCTAGTGGCGGCAACTTTGATCCACCTACTGAGGCTGAAACTACAGTTGACCTTGCTGCACCAACCGAATCAAAATGGCCACTCGGTGGTAGCTCACCTATTGGCCCCAACGTCAGTCAGCCAGCTGGGCAACCCAGTGGTGGGCAAACCCCCATTGGTGATTGGGGCAATCCAGCCGACCCATTGGAGGCTGACTCCTCAACAATCACGCCTAACTACATCACTGGCGGCAGCGGCACTGGAGATGCGCCGCGCACTGGCGACACGCTCAGCATTTCTGAATCCAATCTTGGATGTAACGGTCAAGTGTGCTGGTCGAAGATCAATAAAGACACTGGCGTCGAAACGGAGATCTCCTGTCAAAACGAAGCCATCGATGGAGCATATACGCTTTCAATCACCACAAGTGAAATCGATCACTTCATCACAGCAGTGGGCCGTTGTCTAGATCCATCAACATCCACAGGTTACGGCGAATCACGCCCACTCGGTACAACTGCTGCAACCCAATGCCAACCTGCGTCGGCAATCTATGGTGGCAATATCAGCGGCACCACGCCACCGGCTGGCAACACGGCTGGAGGCACGTGGACATTGCAACGAAGCGCTGGCACGGTTGAAAACTATAACACCGTATTCCCGCCATTGACTCCCTGCACCACGTTCACAACAATCGGAGTCGGCGCTAGCACGTTGTACACCTACACTGACGTGAAAACAGTTGTCTTCAGCCAAGACACTGGTTCGTGCGGACCTAATAGCTTCAACTGGACGTTGACTTTCACAAACAATACAACCGTGACCGTCACTCCCCTGAGTGCCACGAATGGATTCAGAAATGTGAATCACACCTACACCGTTTCCTGGAGCGGCGCAGGCGCTGTTGCATGGCAAGTCCCCTGCGCATAAAATCATGGCCACCTTCCCAGCACTGACACCATCCACTCGGACCTATACGCCTGGCACTATCGCTAGCACTCAGTTTGCAGTGCTTGATGGCTACGAAAGCAGCGTGCGCCACAGCAACGCCTCAGTGGGTCACATCCTGCGCATGACATTTACGCGATTGTCATCAGCAGAGAGTTTCAACCTAGTGGGCCACTACGCATTGCATGGCACGTTTCAGCCTTTCGATCTGAGCGCCACCACGCTCTCAGCCACCAATCTGACATTTCCAGCGGACTATCTCTGGCGATACCTGTCGGCGCCAGTGATCGATCAATCCTGTGATATCACCAACGCTACGGTAGAGCTGCAGCTGCTGCCGCCGTATCTGATATGAGCTATCCAACCATCCTCCCGGAAGGCTTTCAGTACGATCTCGGTGGCCTGAATGTCAGCACAGAAGAGACGTTGATCGGTGCTCCTGTTCTGTTCAGGCACTCGTTGCGGCAAAGCAATTATCGGCTGATTCTGACCTATACGAATCTGGTGCAGTCGCAGGCAACGCAGATTCGCAATCACTACTTAGACATGAACGGCAGCCATCGGACGTTCACGCTGCCGACAAGCTTCTGGGGCAGTGCTGTGGTGGTGCCAACTGATGCGCTTTATCGCTACGCCGCAAAGCCAGAAGAGGTGCAACGTGGTGTTTACACCGATGTGACCGTAGAGCTCACAGCTCTGATCGGTAACTTCCTGCTATATGCGCTCACCGGTGAGCCTGCCGCCCTTGGTGCTGAGGCATCGTTCACGTCCTATGCGATGACAGGCACTGCACCATTCATCCTTGAAGCTGACGATGCTGCTCCAGCTATCGCGGCCACACTTATTATCGAGGCTGGTGGTGCTGAATCATGACTGCTACAACTATCCGTGTTCAGATGGCGCAGCGGAAAGACACCGCTGCAAATTGGACATCTGCAAATCCGATCCTGTTATCGGGTGAGATCGGCTACGAGACGGATACAAAGAAGTTCAAGATCGGCAACGGCAGCACCAACTGGAATAGCCTGGCCTATCTGCCGATACCAGATGGCAGCGGCAATCTGACGATCACTGGCAACCTTGAAATCGGCAGCACTGGCAGCCTGACCTTTGAGGGCAGCACTGCTGATGCGTTTGAAACAACTCTTGCAGTCACCAATCCAACTGCTGATCGCACCATCACGCTGCCTGATCGCAGCGGCACCGTGATCACATCCGGGGATACAGGCACGATCACCAGCACAATGCTGGCTGATGGCACCATCGTCAACGAGGATGTAAATGCTGCGGCTGCTATCGCTGGCACAAAGATCAGCCCTGACTTCGGCAGCCAGACCGTTCAAACCACCGGCATCGTCAGCCACGCGCTTGGTTCTGCTGCTGCTCCTACCGTCACGTTCACCGGCGACACAAATACCGGCATCTACTCCCCCGGCGCAGACCAAGTAGCCATCAGCACTGGTGGGTCTGGCAGGTTGTTCATCAATTCAAATGGTGATGTAGGTGTTGGCACTGGTGGCACGCAAGGAACAAAGCTCCACGCTGTTGGAGGTAATATATGGTCTGGCAATTTTTATGAAGTAGGGCGCTTTCAGAAATCTTCTGGAACTGCTATTTCTTTGGGATATGACAATAGTGATTATGTTGCGACAGTTGGCGCGTATTCTCATGATGGTACTCCATCTAACTTAAGTTTTTGGACTTACCCTGGATCTGGAGCTGTTCAAGAACGCCTCCGCATCACCTCGGCAGGGCTCGTGGGCGTGGGAACATCAACTCCAAACGTAACTGGTTTTGGTGGCGCAACTGTTTTAACAGTATCTAATACTGCATCTTCAGTAAATACAGGCGTTGTAGAGATTCAGGGCGGATCCAGTGGAAACGGCATACTTAGTTTTTTGTCAGGCGCACAGCGTCAGGCAATGCTTACAAATACTCCTGATGGGCAGCTTCAGTTCTGGACTGGAGGCGCATCAATCAGCGAGAAACTGCGCATCACATCGGCAGGGCTCGTAGGGATAGGGTCTTCGAGTCCAAGCGCATTGTTAACCGTTGGCGCAGGTTCCGCCTCTGTCTATACCGATGTCCACATTAACGGTGCGACTACTTCTAACTACGGCCCTAAGTTTGCACTTCTGCACGGCGGAACCGAAATCTTTGAAATTGCCAACTATGGCCGAGTTCAAGGCGGTACGTCGTCTGACGTACTTGTGGAAACGGTAGGCTCAAACAAGCTTCAGCTAGGAACGAACCGTACTGTCGCCTTGACTGTTGACACCTCACAGCGTGTAGGGATTGGCACTACGACGCCTGTTGCTGAACTGGACGTAAACGGAAGGATTGCAGCAACTTCTGGAACTGCGGCGATCCCTTCGTTCCATTGCAGAGCAGACACGAATACTGGCATTAACTTGCCAGAAAGTGATCGTATCCAATTCATCGTCGGCGGTAGTGAAGCGGCACGCTTTGACGCCAGTTCGCGTTTTTTAGTTGGCACGTCTTCTGTGTCTGGCACGGCAGGGGTTGCGCCATACGCTCGTTTGCAGATTGAAGGCAACAGTTTTTCTGGCACCGGTCCTGGCTCTATTGCTCTTCGAGTGGGCACTGCGCCCACGAGCATCGTCGCCGGGAATGAGATTGGTCAGATTGCATTTGCAGCAAACAACAATGGTGAGTTTGCTCGAATTGACTGTATAGCCGATGCAACTGCTGGGACGAATGACTATCCCGGCAGATTAGTGTTCTCCACTACCGCCGACGGAGCGAGCAGCCCGACGGAACGGATGAGGATTACGAATGCTGGTCTAGTCGCCGTGGGGGTTACCGCTCCGACATTCTCTTATTCCGATCTTACTGGGGTTCAATTAAGTTCAGGGCGTGTTCTTGCGAATGCAGACGGCAGTGCTGGTGTTTTTGTCAACAGGAAGTCAAGTGACGGCGATCTGGTTCTTTTTGCTCAAGATGGCACACAAGAGGGTTCAATCTCAGTTTCCGGCACTACCGTCAGCTACAACGGTGCTCACCTAAGCCGCTGGTCTCAACTCCCTGGTGGAGCAGAGCGTACCGAGATCCTCCGTGGCACCGTTCTTAGCAACATCGACGAGATGTGCGCTTGGGGTAATGAAGATAATGAACAACTCAACCGCATGAAAGTGAGCGACGTTGAAGGTGATCCAAACGTTTCCGGTGTTTTTCAAGCCTGGGACGATGACGATGACACGTACACCGACGACTTCTACTGCGCAATGACGGGTGACTTCATCATCCGCATCTCAGCAGGGATTCCGGTGCATCGCGGTCAACTGCTGATGTCTGCTGGGGACGGCACCGCCAAGCCCCAAGACGATGACATCGTCCGCAGTAAAACTATTGCCAAGGTGACTTCCAACCACATCACCTGCACCTATGACGATGGCAGCTACTGCGTACCCTGCGTGCTGATGGCTTGCTAGAGCCAGTAACCCTACTCGTTAAAACGTCTGGGGCGGTACACACCGCCCTTTTTAATGCGTGGTAATGTGGTTGGGCAGCGAGTTTGCACCTCCTGCCCCTGGCCACGATCCCCTGGAGACCATGACCAAACCAGATTACGACAACGATCTCGTCTTCCGTTCAGGCGGCGAAGAGTACGCCCGCGTTGACGGAAACAAAGAATGGAAGACTCGGACTCCAGCCACGAAGCTTGAGATCCGCGCCCAAGACAACGACGAAGACGTGACCGAGCTGGTCAAGCACGCCGCCGAACTGGTTGAAGGCGTCACCATCACCACCAAAGAGGGTGGCAGCATCAAGATGACCGGCGATGCCGTGATTCAAATGTCTGATGGCGAAATCAAGATCGGCTAGTCAAACCATGCCAGTAACAACCATTAAACGCTGTCAATCTGAACCCGAGTGGTGGTGGACAGTTGAAGACTGCTTTACCGAGTGCGCCGTAGAGCCCGGCTCTGGCCTTACCATCAAGTATCACGACGACAACGATCAAGTGGGTGAAATAAAGCTAAGCCTTGGCAAGGAAGATGCTCTTCTCATTCGTGATGCGATCAATCAGCTTTACCCGCTTTCGTAGTCATTACCACTTCTATGTCACCTGATTTCCGCTCACTTTGCATCCGACTTCTAATTGCCCTTGATTCCGGCAACGCCAAAGCCGAAGAGCATGTGCTTTGCCAAATCAGGCAAGCAGTCAAGGACGAAGAAAACAGGGCTATGGCACTCACCGGCAAAGCCTCCTAGTCACCTTCACTCGTGACCCTGGCTGAACTATCTGGAAATCCCGGATAGTTCCCAACTCATCAGCCCGGCTTACAAGTCCACGTCACCAGTCTCCCCTAAACTTCCCTCACCACCATCCCCACCATGGCCGACACCGTATTCACTTGGAACGTGGCGCAGATGGAGCGCCACACCGCTGATGGAATTGTATTCACGGTGCACTACACCATTGATGCATTCAGCGATCCTTATCGTGCCGGCGCCTATGGCAGCGTGGGACTCGAACAGCCCGAAGGCAACGTCATTCCCTATGCCGACCTCACGCCCGAAGTGGTGATCAGCTGGGTGAAGGAGAAGCTCGGCGGTGATGAAAAGGTCGCTGAAATCCAAGCTGCGCTTCAGTCACAACTGGATCAACAGCGCACACCAACCACCGCACAAGGCGTGCCATGGCAGTAAAAGCCAAGACCGGCGCCGCGCGGATTGATCACCAGCCAGGGCCGCCCAAGACCACGCGCCAAGGGTTCGGTCAACGCAGCCGCCCACGGCGCCGTGGGAAGAAGCCCCTACGCGGGCAGGGTCGGTAAGCTGGACAGGTAGCCCCATGGCGCCATGATCGAAGTCATTGCTGCCATCGCTGGCGCTTCAATATCAGTCGCAGCCATGGGCGCTGCTGGTTTTAGCCGCAAATCAGATGAGGCCCGCGAAGCCGTGATCAGACTCACCTCAGCCGTAGAGCACATTGCTACGCAGCTCGAGGTGCTCCATAAAGACATTAAGGAAGACCGCCGCGAAACATTCGGCCGCTTATCGACGGTGGAACAACGCGTCTCTAAGTTGGAAGCACGTCCGCCATCCTGCTAGCCATGGATCATGCAAGCATCATTGCGGTGATCGCCATCCTTGTAGCAGCAGGTTCTGAGGTGATCGCCGTCTCACCGCTGAAATCCAACAGCTGGCTGCAGTTGCTATTCCAAGTGCTGCGCCTGGCATTCCCTAAGCAGCGCCGCTGAGTCATGGCGAACGATGCACCGATCACGCTGCAACAGCTGTTCAAGTACTACAAAGCACTGCCGCATCAGACTGCTGCGATTCAACAGCTAGAGGCTGAGCTGGCCGCCAATACATACGACGCAGTGATGCGGCGCGATCGGGACTGGTTCCAGACGTGGAGTCAAGACGGCAAACAAACCGATCTGGCCGGCGCCATCAAGCTGATTAAAGAGTTCGAGGGCTGTCACCTAAGCGCATACCCCGATCCGCTCAGCAATGGCGACCCGTGGACCATCGGCTATGGCACCACGCGCTACAGCAACGGCACGCCCGTAAAACGCGGCGACATGATCAACGTGATCGAGGCCGACATGCTCCTGCGCCTTGAGATCGACCGCATCACCGACAAGCTGCGCACCACCGTGCCGCATTGGAATGTGATGGATGACAACCAGCGCTCGGCGTTGGTGAGCTTCGCCTACAACCTGGGCGCTGGTTTCTACGGCACCGCTGGATTTGAAACCATCAGCAAGTGCCTGTGTGACCGTGACTGGGCCGCAGTGCCCGCAGCGCTTGAGCTTTACCGCAACCCCGGCACCAACGTTGAGGCTGGCCTGCTGCGCCGGCGCCGTGCTGAGGGCAAACTCTGGGGGCAGCATCAAGCCATAGCCGAACCAGAGACCGCGAAGCTGCGGCCCGGCAGCCCATTCACGGCCAGGATCACGCCGCACATCAGGCTGGGGGAATTTGCGCTTGATCAGGAGGCTAGGCGCTTTCAGAATCAGAGCCAGCTCGATATTGCTGCAGAACTAGCAGTATTCCTTGAACGGGTGCGCGTGCAGTTTGGTGGGCGACCAATCGTGATCACATCCGGCTATCGGCCTGAGGCGATCAACCGGCAGGCTGGTGGTGCCAGCAACAGCGAGCATCTGTATCAGCCGGGATGTGGCGCAGTCGATTTCTACATCGATGGTGAGGACACTTACGTCGTGCAGAACTGGTGCGATAAGCATTGGCCGTTCTCGCTCGGCTATGGCGCATATAAAGGATTTGTGCATCTGGGCATCCGCTCTGGCCGCCCTAAGGTGCGCTGGGATTATTGAACGCCTGTGCTGGTACCTGACCACGAGATCCGCCGGCTGTGCAAGCAGCATTCAATGCTGCAGCCATACAACGAGGAGCAGCTCAATCCAGCCAGTTATGACGTGACGCTCGGCGGTCAGATCATGATGGAGGTGGCCAGCACACCAGAGCTACAGAAGGTGCAGCTGCATGGCCACAGCAAGGACGATCCGTTCTGGATCCAGCCCGGTGAATTCTTCCTGGCTGAGACGCAGGAGATCTTCAACCTGCCAAATCACGTCGGCGCTCAGTTTGTCCTGAAGTCGAGCCGCGCACGCGAGGGATGGGATCATGCTGAAGCCGGCTGGGCGGATCCAGGGTGGTTCGGCAGCAGGCTCACGATGGAACTACGCAATCAGCGGCGCCTGCATCCGCTGCCGATTTGGCCTGGGCTGCGGATTGGGCAGATGAAGTTTCTGCTGGTGAGCGGGACCGTGGAACGCAGCTATGCGGAGACGGGCCGCTACAACGCAAATCTGGGCGTCACGGGTTCCAAGGGGTAGCAAGCGGCGCCATGCGCAGCCGATGGATGATACCTGGCGCTTCATCCGGGTCATCGAGCGGGATCATCGTGTAGTCGTCGCAGCCGTGGCGCTCGGCCCAGTGCTGCGCGCCTTGGTGAGTGGAGAACGGCCCGACGTGCCACGGGCCGATTCGGAGGATGTATTGCATTGCGGGACCGTAGCGCGGATTATGCGCTGCAATCCCAGATCAAATCTTTAATCCCGTGAGACTCGGTTGCGACAGCTACCGTATGCCAAATGGCGGCCAGCCCATGCCCGGTTACTACCTAGAGGTTTCCGCCAAGATCTTCATCCGATCAGACACGCCAGCCGATGACATATCTGGTGATGTCTACAGTCAAATCGCTGAGCATGTCCGATCCGATGAAGACATCATTGATATTGAAGTGAACTGCGTGCCAGTGCCTGAGGATCTCTGTGGATCGACACCACATTGATGGCACGAGACTGGTCACACGGCGATCAGCGCGTGATCAGATCCTGCTGGCATGGAGTTATCAATGCGCTTACTGCGGTGCTGATCTCGGTCGCAGCCCAACGCTTGATCACGTGATCCCCAAGGTGCATGGCGGGCTGACCGTGCGCGAAAACATGGTGGCCTGTTGTCTGGGATGCAATTCCAGCAAGGGGCACAAGCCATGGGTGGACTGGTACCGCGCGCAGCCGTTCTGGTCACCACTGGGCGAGTGGGCGATCGTGCGGTGGATCGCGGATGGCGCTAACTTGGCTGCCTAGAACTCTCTGAGGATCTAGGCGATCCCGTAGCGGCCGGCTGCGGGCACCAGGCTGGCACCGCGTGAGGACCAGCCACCGGCCAACCTATTCAGCACCCAGGCGGGACTTGAACCCGCATCGTCCTGCAGCGCAGTGACCGCCCTGTCCGATTGGTTCGCACTGGGTGAGCGGGAACACGATCACGCTACGGCAGGATCCGGCTGCACACCCACAGCGCGATCAGGCACGTCGCCCAATACTCAATCACCAGCACCAGCACGTCGCGCAGCATCAGTGAGCGAGCAGGTGATCGAGGTAGAGCTCGGCCTGCCACAGGTCGCTCGAGTAGCGGCATGTGCCACCGACGCAGCTGCGGTAGTACACCTCACCATGCACGGGTATGAGCGTTTCGATGTAGCCGCCATCTCGATCAGTGCGGCTGATGACTTCCGGGCCGAACATACAGCTCACACCTGGCCGCATAACGGCCGCCGCTTCTCTTCGATTCTGGCAACTCCAACCCGCAGCGCTGATGGCGCATCTGCCAATGCTGGCAATCCCAACACATCAGCGGCTCACCGGCAGGACGCAACCGGGCGCGCGCAGCTTGGTAGATGTGTTGCGCTTTGATCAGTGCGGCCTGCAGCTGCACGGTGCCGGTATCCATCTCGATCTGATGCTCAGGCTTTGGGCCAAGCACCACGCGCGCGTGCCATGTCTTATCGGATCGGCTGCACAGCAGCAGTAAACGGCCGCCGTGCAGGCTGATCATTCCAGTTCACCAGCAGCAGGCTGGTGATAGATGCGTTCAAGGATCATGGAATGCGGCTCGTCTGGCCCATCAGTCACATAGGCAGCCACTGGGTCTGCGGCGTTTGATGCCACAAAGATGCAGCCATAGCCGTAGGGCTTAACGACCACCAATCCGGTGTTGCGACTGCGCGTGAGGATGCGCAGCGCAAGGCGCTCGATCAGATTCAAGCCGGGCAGGCGAGTCATCATCCCTCCAGTTTGGCGATAAGACGGGCGAGATACCACTGGCACTTACGGGCATCCTCGAGCGCGTTGCCCTTGCACCAGATGCGCAGCAGATATTTCAGCGCCTGGCCCTGCAGGTATGCGGGCACCATGTGAGGCGCATCGGTGACGGCTGCCTCGATCACGTCGATCGCCTCGACTGGGCCGCGGCGGTAGTGCGATGGGTTGATTGGGTCGGTCATTCGAGCCAGCTCCATGCGATGCGTTGACAGATGCGCCATGCATGTTTTTTGTCGATCTCGTAGCGATCAGCAAGTTTTTGATAGCTCAACCCATCAGCACGAAGCTGGCGTAGCTCGCGCACCAGCTCCTCGCTCAGGATCACGGCAACGTTGTCCTCACCGCGCTTGAACGGCCGGCTCATCGCCACTTATCACCAAGCAACTGCTGGCGGCAGATCTCGATCGCCTGCTGCGCCAGATTCTGCGTCATCACCGATTCAGTGGCATCCATAGCGCGCACCACGCGGGCAAGCAGCTCAGGGTATGGCGTGTCGCGGAAGTTGGCCGCCAGGTCATGGCAGAACTCCTCCCACAGCCCGGTGTAGGTGCTGCAGGTGCGGCCGCTGCGTTCATAGAGCGCTTCCATCATGTCGGCGCGCATCTGGTCGAGTTTGACTGCTTCGTTCATGGTTCAAGGTATTGACGGATGCGGAGCAGCTCAGCGCAGAGCTGCTGGCGGTTGCGGATCCCAACGGTGCTGCACAGCTGGTCGATGCGGATGTCAATCAGCTGGCGGATGCGCTGGCGCTCATCCTGCTGCCCCTGGCGGTAGGTCCCGCTGTCGGTGATCAGCTGGCTGATTCTCGCGCGCATGTCGGTCATTGGCCGGCCTCCAGCTCGTCGGCGATGGCAAGGAGACGCTGGCGGGTTAGCCGTCGCTCGTGTTGTCGAAAGTGCCCAAGATCAGGCGCAATGGGAGGCAGATCCATTTCTGTCGGCACCACCTGATCTGCAACGGCTCGCAGGGCCGCAGCAAGTGTTGCCTCCACCTCGTTATGGGGGTTGTTATCCATGCGCCGGTAGGCGGCATCCAGGATTGCATTTGCAGCGGGTGAAAGTTCAGTCATTTAACAGACCCCCATCAACAAGGGCATCGCACCACTCCTTGAATGGTGCTTCGATCTGAGCCATGGTCTTGTTGTCAATGGTCTCGGGCTTGCGGATCATGCTGATTGCAAGGCCAAGAGCGTCGCCGAGGCGATCTTCAAGAGTGTTCAATGGAACGAACTTGTAGTCAGTCATCTTCGTTGGGCAAGAGTTCAAGAAGTGAGTCAATGGCAAGACCTGTCGTGTTTTCTGAGCCTGGTGTGTAATACTGCGCCTCTACCAGTGCTATTCGCAAACGCTTAATGCAAGGCCACGGGTCGCGCAGCTCGGTGGAGAAGCCCTGGAATGGTGCGGGGTGGAAGTCGGTCAAACCCCCACCTCCTGCTCAAGCTGCTGCCGGGCATAGTTGCCGATCAGCTCGTGTTCGCACAGGTAGGCCAGCACCTCGCGGATCGCGGCGCGTGCTTCAGGTGACCAGTTGACGGCCTCCTCGTCCCAGCACGAACTGTCTTCAATTCCGCTGATCGCAATGGCCACTCGCTTCACCAACGAACTGCGCTCGAGCAGCCCGGCCGCCGCACCAATCTGCTCCGGCGTGGCGTTCTTGATCAGATCCATGCACGCATGAAACCGGCGATCGTTTTCTTCCTCGTCAATCGGCTCAGGCTGCTGCTGCGCGGCCTCCAGTGCCTCGACCCTGGCGCGGAGTTCAAGGAGGCAGGCGGCTTCATCGCTGACAACCCATTGAATGGATCGGCTAGCTATCTCAACGGCATTTTCAATGTTCTGCCATCGCTCGGGCGTTGCTCTGTAATCAGTCATTGGTGAGAAATGTGAACGGTTGCGATGCCATCCAGCGGCACACCAAGGCGATGCGCAGCACCGGCGCTGAGATCGATCGAGCCGCAGTCACACCGATCGGTGACGCGCACCGTCAGCGTGCGGCCGCGGTGGCTGACTCGCACCGGCGTGCCGCAGGGCAGCCATGGATGCGCCGCGCTGATGCCCCAGTGCTGGTAGGTGCCGCCGCAGTACGTGGTGCGGCCGTGAAACTCGGTTGCATATACGGTTGCTGTCACCTGCCGCGACTGCACCGGGCTGGCCAGCAGCAGGGCCGCGGCGATCAAAGCAGCGCGGATCATTCGACCTCCACTGCGTAGGCATTTGGCCAGCGGTTGCGCGCGTACTTCTCAGCAGCGCGCTTTGATTCGGCGCGCGTGTACCACGTGATTGGCCGTGCATCCCGGAATCGGATGGTGACTTTGAAATCACGCACGCGGGCATTGTGACGTGGTCGGCTGACACCTTCGCCATAGTTGCCGACCTGTTCTGCATCAGTGCGCCACTGGAAGAGTGCGCCTTTCATTTCAGCCATAGTTGATGCTTTCAGTAACGGTTTCGACGTTGATCCATTCGAGTTCTGACCACCACTCGAGCCAGTCATCAGCTGCGATGAGCTTTGCCTCCGTGAGGCTGGTGGCGGTCACGCACTCAAAGACATTGGCGCTTGGAATGCGGAAGTAATAGCGGCGTGGTTCAGTCATCAGCGTGCCTCCAGTCGGTGTCGGGCTGGTGTTTGCGCAGGAATTCCACCAACAGGCGGTGCGCCTCGCCCGCGTCTTCGATGAACTGGCCGCGGTAGTGAAATCCGTGAGCATCGATGCGGATCACTTCAGCTGAGTAGGGGCTTTCGTGAAAGGTGATGGCAGAATCCGTTGTTGGATCTACAGACAAACGGAAGTCAGTCATGCCGCACTACCTGCTGCGTGCCGGAGTGGGTGGGGCTGTGATGCGCGCCGGACTCGACGCCGATCATGGCGAACACGCTCGCGGCGATCAGGCAGCAGATGGCGTTGTTGATGTGGTTGATCATTGTGCAAGCGCTTTGCGAACGCGATAGACGGAGAGATTGAGACGAGTGGCGATCTGTTGCTGTGTGAGTCCAGTGCGCCGCAGGATGCGGACGCGGCGATTGTCGCTGGCGGTCAGCCAGTCGATCACGGAGACCACAAGCAGCAGCGGTAGGAACAGCTTCCAGATCACCAGGAGAGTGGCGGTGAGCATGGGGCGGTGTGTGAAGAGGTACCTCTGCGATCGCAGCTCGCTGAGGCGGTAAGGGCTGGCTGTTCTCTTGTCCACAGCGGAGAATCCCGGGCGCGCTATCGGGCTTATGGCCTGAATGGAGTGCCGGGCCAACCGGCGATGCAGCCTTACTTAGGGCGTGTTGGGCTCGTGGTGACGCGTCGTGTACCCGGTTCCGCGGAGGGTTTTGTTTTGCGAGGGGCCCTCTCCCTCGTGACACCATCATACACCGTCGACGGTGCACGTGCCAGGATGCGTGCAACATCTATTCACACTGCGTCGGTGCCCACTGCCAGCTCCACCGGGACGCGCAGCATTGGCACGCTTTTGCCTGTGCCCTGCGTGCGCTCCCAGCCCACCACCGCCACGCTCACCGGCAGTTCCGCGGTGTACCAGATATGGCGGCACTCGGTGCAGCGCCGCTGCCTGATCACCCGATCGTCAAACCTGCCATTGGTATACGTTGCGCGGATCTCGCCGCAACCGCACCGGGGGCAATTCACTGTTCAGCTAGCCTGATCATGTACACCACCACTATGGCACCATGAACTTCGGTGAGTGGATGGCAGTTCAGCTGACCGCCGAACAGCAGTTTGAAATAGAAAAGCAGGCCCGCAGCCTGCTCAATAGCCCAGATGCCGGCACCATAACCGCAGCACTCTTGAAGCAAGCCTGCTATCAGCAACAACTGCTGCAGCAGGCCGTTCATGAAATCGCTCGCCTTGAGTGCGAGCTGATGGGTCGGACCTAGAACAGATCCGGCTCGATATCGAGCACCACGCCATCGGTGGCAGTCGCCAGATTCTGGGCAGCGGCCTGAGCAGCCTGCGCAGCAGCAGGTGGCACCCAGTCACGCGGCGGCTGCGCCACAGCGCTCACATACGCCACACCCTTCTGGCTCGTCTTCTTCCAGCCGGTGATGGGCACCTGCACCGAGCCGTACTGATCCGGCGTCTGGCTCATCACGAACGCGCAGAAGGCGTCGAGCTCCTCGACCTTCACGTTCATCATTCCGCTGAAATCCACCTTGCTCTCGGGTTTGGTGGATTTGAAGATGCCTAGGTTGAACTTGAAGCTCATTTGTTCTCGGGGTTGATGGTGTTGGCCTGTTCGTATTGCTCCACCTCGGCCAGGGGATAGAGCACGAAACCGGGAGTGCGGAAATACGGCGGACCCTTGCCCGCATCACGCCATCGTTTCAACGTGTCAGGGTGCAACCCCCAACGCTGCGCCACCTGAGTGGCGGTGAGGTAACTAGAAGAGTTCATCCTGATCCGCCTCAACGGGTGCTGCAACGGGTGCCGCTGGCACCGGCTGCACGATGGCATCGTTCAGATCCGCAATGCTGGCCGCTGGTGCTGCGGTCACCGTGACGGGCTGCACGTCGAGCACCTCCTCCTGGCTTTGCATACCCAGCAGCATGTCACTCGCGTACAGACGACCCCAGAACGCAGCGGCGCGGTAGCGGATCATCAGCTCTGGCATGGTCAGCCACTTGCTGCCGCTCTTGGTGGCCCATCCTTCCTTCTTGGCCATCGCCATCGTGATGGATGGACCCTTCAGCTCCTGGTCGCTGGCGAGATCGGTAGCCACGGCATAGCAGGCAAGCGAGTCACCTTCACCGCTGAGCTCGAACCGCAATGGGCTGAACCGGCCGCAGCCGTTCACCATCGCAATGATGAAGCTGCTGCTCCACGATGGGCGGCCGTGGATCACGTGCAGATGCTGCATCGCCAAGAATGGGCTGATGCCCATCCGGCCTGCAATCTCAAGCGCGACCAGGCAGTTAGCAAAACCCTGCTGCCCTTGGAACTGAGGCGGAATCAACGTGCTACTGGCCAGTGCCTTGGCGATCCGTTGCGCATCCTCGAATGCTTGGATACCAGAGAACACTGAGCCGGTGGGCTGGGTTGTGATGGCTGATTGTGGATCCATTAGTAGGTCTCGATCTCAGTGGTCTGCTGCTGGCCTGTGGCGCCCGTCATCCAAGCAGGCAGGCTGATGGTTTCGATCTGATCGCTGTAGCTCGGCCAGTGATCAGCGGCCTTGCAAATCGCCAATTTCGCCAAATCGCGCATGGCCTGATCGTGCCCGCGCTCGACCATCTCCGCATCGGCGGCATAGACCGCCACGGCATACGGCGCGGTGGATTCCACGCAGATGAAGATGAACTGATCGGGCCGGCGACCGGTGGCCTGCTCAAGTCCGTGCAGATACCAAGCAGCCTGCTTGTGGCAGGCAAAATTGGCCACGCTTTGCTTGAAGCCACGCGGGCTGGCGTCCTTGGTGGTCTTGAGATCCACCACGATGCTGCCGTCATCGGTCAGCCAATCCGGCCGACACTTGCACTCGAGCCCGGTGCTGGCATCAGTCCACATGTGAGTGGTTTCAGCCTTGCCCGGCAGCCCTAGCAGCATTGCTGCAGCAGGGTGACGCAGCACAGCACGGCCCATGGCCATGACTTGCTGGGCGTCGTCGGCGGTGATCACGGTTTTGCGCTTGGCAGCAGCTTCAAACGCTGCCCATTGCTCGCGCCCTTCCTTGGTGCGGCGGTTGATGTCAATAGGAGCAACGGCGATTTGCTCATCCCATTTGCTCAGCTCCAGCACGTGCGTATGTAGCGCAGTGCCGAGGCGCATGGCTGGTGTGGCCTCTGTCCAGACGCGATCAGGATCAAGAAAGCGTGCCCAGTAGTGAAGGGGGCTCTTAGCGATCTGATCAAGGCCGGACTTGCTCACCGCCCAATGCCGGTGATAGTCGGCGTTTTCCATGAGTCATTGCGAGTTGCCCCCAAATGCTAGCACTTGCGGCCAGATGCTGCTAGGTTCAGCTGGCCACGGCATCCACCATGCGCCAGTACCTCGAGCAATCCGTCTACGACGCCGCCATAGAACGGCTGGATTTCATCTTTGCCCACTTCACCCGCGTCTACGTCTCCTTCTCTGGTGGCAAGGACAGCGGCGTTCTCTTGAATCTCGTTTGCGACTACATACGAGACAGACAGCTGCCGGTCAAGATTGGCGTCCAGATCATGGACAACGAAGCCAATTACAACCACAGCGAGGAGTTCATGCACCGCATCCTCGAAGCCAATCGGGACATCCTCGACATCTACTGGTGCTGCCTCCCCATCACGCTGCCCTGCACCGTCAGCTCTTACGAGATTGATTGGCAGTGCTGGGGCGAGGCTGACCGCCATCGCTGGATTCGCCCCATGCCGCAGCAGGATTACATTGTGAACCTGCAGAACCATCCCTTTGGCGATCTGTTCATTGAAAACATGGACTACGCCACCTTTTGGGACATGTTCGCGGAGTGGTACAGCCAAGGTGAGCCTTGCGCCAACCTCATCGGGATCCGCACCGTTGAATCACTGAACCGGTTCAGGGCAATCCTGAATCAGGAGAAGGAGACCATGCTCGGCCGCATGTGGACAAAAAAGAACACGGCGCATACCTACAACTGCTATCCGATCTACGACTGGCGCACAGAGGACATCTGGACCGCTAACGCCAAGTTTGGGTGGGATTACAACAAGCTCTATGACGTGTTCTACATGGCTGGTATCCCCATCAAAAAGATGAGGGTTGCCTCGCCGTTTATGTCAGAGTCCAAATCCAGCCTTGCTATGTACCGGGTGATTGACCCGCAGATCTGGGCCAGGCTTTGCGCCCGCGTTGGCGGTGCCAACTTCATGGCCACCTATGGCAAGCAGCTTGATTACAAATCCTTCAGGCTGCCGCCTGGCCACACTTGGAAATCCTTTGTGAAGTTCCTGCTGGCTACCTTGCCGGATCAGTCCAGCGCAAATTTTAAGCAGCGCTTCATCCAATCAATCCGCTACTGGGGCAGGGTGGGGCGCGGTCTTCCTGAGTCGATCATTGACGCGCTCAGCCGTATCGGCATTCGCTTCTACATCAATGGCACCACACGGCATGGCGGAAACAATTTGCGCCGTGTTGTGATCAAGGTGCCACCCGATCATCTCGATGATCTGCCTTGTCACAACAGTATGGTCACATCGTGGAAGCGCTTTGCTATCACGGTTCTGAAGAACGATCACACCTGCAAATACCTGGGACTGGCGCCAACGCAAGAGCAGCAGCGCCGCCAAAGATCGATTCAACGCAAGTACAGCCAAGTCCTTAACCGCTCCGCCAAATGAAGATCCTCAACGTTTCACAGCTTCCAGCTGATCGCATTGTCAACTGCCCAAAGGGCGGCTTTACCAGCCATCGCTTGCTCACTGAAGACGACGGCATGGGCTACAGCATGACTAAAACCATCGTGCACCCTGGCAAGCCGCACCGTTGGCACTATCAACACCACCTAGAAACTTGCTACTGCGTCAGCGGCAAAGGTCTGCTGATCAACGAAACAACGCAAGAGATCCACGCCATTGCGCCTGATGTGACCTATGTGCTGGACAAACATGATCCGCATACCTTTGAGGCCCTAGAGCCCACCACGCTGATCTGTGTATTCAACCCACCCCTTAAAGGCGATGAGCTCCACGATGAGAACGACTCTTACCCTTGGCGATCCCCGGTCTACTCTGTTCGCAGTATTCCTATCGAGAAAGTTACCGCCAATGATTACAACCCCAACTCTGTGGCGCCGCCTGAAATGGCACTACTCGAAACATCTATCTGGGAAGATGGTTACACGCAACCTGTCGTTGTCGTGCATGATGCCGAGCGTGACCTTTATGTGGTCGTTGACGGTTTTCACCGATTCCTGACCCTTAAAAACAGCCAGCGCATCCGCGAACGCGAAGGCGGCCGATTGCCCGTGGTTGTGCTCCGCAAAGAGCTCCATGACCGCATGGCGTCAACCATCCGTCACAACCGCGCTCGTGGTTCACACAACATCGAACTAATGAGCGTGATCGTTGCCGAGCTGATCGAAATGGGTAAAGGCGACGCATGGATTTGCAAGCACATCGGCATGAGCCCTGATGAGCTGCTGCGCCTTAAGCAAGTCACCGGACTGGCCTCGCTGTTCCTTGGCAAAGATTTCAGCAAGGCATGGGACGTAGACCAGATTGACAACATCACAGAAGATCTCGAACGTGAAGCTCAAGAGGATCTGGTTGCCCATTGATGCTTGGGAAGAGATCGGTTTCAACATGTGGGGCGATGTGCCAAATCGACGCATCGCCCTGTATCGCGCACAGATCTTCACCGGCAATCACCGCCTTTACGGGCGCTACATGCAACGGGTCACCGTGGAGTGGCCCAACAGCTGCATCAATGCACTAACCGACTACAACCTGAACCGCAAGGCATGGATCGGCCACGCAGCCTGCGCGCTTGCCTTGCGATGCCCTGAAGACATCACCAGACAAGCATGGGGACTTTTGACCGATGAGCAACGGACATTGGCGAACCGACAAGCGGATCGAGCCATTTGCGCCTGGGAGGTGCGCTACCGCCAGAGTCTCGGAATACGTGCAAACGTGGAAAGCCCGTTGTTATTCGCACGAGATCCCCGATGAAGTGCCAGCCAAGGTTGCCGCGTCAGGGCGTGCGCCATCGTGGCGGGCCGTTGCAATCGCTTTGCTGCAGAACGATCTGCACCTCTACCAACTTGGTTATGCACGACCTGCATACGATCAACAGCGCCGCGCTCTGACCATGGCCCAGATCGCTATGCATGGTGCCCCCGCAGATGGCACACAGCTGGAGTTGCCGCTATGAACCTGCGGGATTACCAACAGCAAGCAATTAGCGATCTGCGCTCCGCAATGCAGCAGGGCGCGCGGGCGCCACTGCTATGCCTGCCTACCGGTGGGGGCAAAACCGTGATCCT